TTTTGTCGTCACCAATCATGGGGTGTTTGAATGTCCATAACAACTGAATATTTTATCATCAGCCAGTGAAATGACACTGGTATTTTTTATGCAGCAGTTTGTGAAATACAGGCTGCTGTTTCCATTTTAGAAAAGAAAGGAGCTGTGAAAATTGAAGAAAATCAAAAGCTATACAAGCATATGGAGCGTGGAAAAAGTCATTTATGCAATCAACGACTTTCAGCTCCCGTTCCCTGTCACGTTCAGTCAGATGGCTTGGTTTGTGGTATCGCTGTTCGTGGTGATTCTCTTTGGGGAGCTGCCGCCCTTTAACATGATTGACGGGGCATTTCTCAAATACTTTGGAATCCCCGTCGCTTTTACTTGGTTCGTATCGCAAAAGACCTTTGACGGGAAAAAGCCATTTGGATTTTTAAAATCCTGTGTGAGTTTTTTACTCCGACCAAAAGTGACCTATGCAGGAAAAGCCATTAAGCTGAAACATGAAAAATTCAATCCCGTTATTACAGCAGTTAGGAGTGTGATGTATGTTCCCGATTAAATATATTGAAAACAATCTGGTGTTCAACCATGACGGTGAGTGTTTCGCTTACTATGAGCTGACACCTTACAATTATTCGTTCCTGTCACCAGATGAAAAGTACATGGTGCATGACAACTTCCGCCAGCTTATCGCCCAGAACCGTGACGGGAAAATCCATGCCTTACAGATTGCCACAGAGGACAGTTTACGTGCAGTACAGGAGCGTTCTAAAAAAGGAATCACAGGCAGATTGAAAGAAATAGCCTGTAAAAAGGTAGACGAACAGACAGAAGCGTTGGTTGAGATGATTGGGGAAAATCAGATTGACTACCGTTTTTTTCTTGGCTTCAAGCTGCTAGTGAATGAGGAAGAAATCAACCTAAAAAGTATGAAAAAGTCGGCAGCCATGACCTTTACGGATTTTATCTATGAAGTCAATCACAAGCTCATGAGTGACTTTGTTTCCATGAGCAATGATGAAGTGGGGCGTTTTATGAAGATGGAGAAATTACTGGAAAGTAAAATCTCACGCCGCTTTCAGTTCCGCAGGCTAGATAAGAATGATTTCGGTTATCTCTTGGAGCATATCTACGGGAATACGGGAGTTGCTTACAGTGATTACAGTTATGATTTGCCAGTAAAGAAGTTAAAGCGTGAAACGCTGGTGAAGCGATATGACCTTATCCGACCTACACGCTGCATGATAGAGGAAAACCAGCGATACCTAAAGATTGAGCGTGAAGATCAGACAACGTATGTTGCCTACTTCACGATTAACAATATCGTGGGAGAGCTTGATTTTCCGTCCAGTGAAATCTTCTACTATCAACAGCAGCAATTCACGTTCCCTGTTTCCACTTCTATGAATGTGGAAATCGTCACTAATAAAAAGGCTCTGACAACGGTTAGAAATAAAAAGAAAGAATTGAAAGACTTGGATAACCACGCTTGGGAAGCAGGCAACGAAACAGGAAATAACGTCATTGAAGCTCTGGATTCAGTCAATGAGCTGGAAACGAACTTAGACCAGTCCAAAGAATCCATGTATAAGCTGTCCTACGTTATCCGTGTGGCGGCTAATACTCTGGAAGAACTGAAACGCCGCTGTGATGAAGTCAAGGACTTCTACGACGATTTGAATGTGAAGCTGGTACGCCCATTCGGGGATATGTTGGGATTGCATGGTGAGTTTATCCCAGCAAGTAAAAGATATATCAACGATTATATCCAGTATGTCACTTCTGACTTTCTAGCTGGACTTGGATTCGGTGCGACACAGCAGCTTGGGGAAACGGACGGTATCTATATCGGCTATAACCTTGATACAGGAAAAAATGTATATCTGAAACCCAGCCTTGCGGCACAGGGCGTTAAGGGTTCCGTCACCAATGCGTTAGCTGCCGCTTTTCTTGGTTCTCTTGGCGGTGGCAAGTCATTTTGTAACAACCTTATCATCTATTATGCGGTGCTGTTTGGAGGAAAAGCGGTCATTGTAGACCCTAAATCAGAGCGTGGCAACTGGCAGGAAACACTACCCGATATTGCACATGAAATCAAAATCGTCAACCTTACCAGCGAGAATAAGAACAAAGGACTTCTTGACCCTTATGTGATTATGAAGCGTACAAAAGACGCTGAAAGCCTTGCGATTGATATTTTAACATTCCTTACAGGTATTTCTTCCCGTGACGGTGAGAAGTTCCCTGTATTAAGGCGTGCAATCCGTTCTGTTACCCAGAGTAAAAAAAGAGGACTGCTCCGTGTCATTGATGAACTTCGCAAAGATGGTTCACTCGTGGCAGAGAATATCGCAGACCATATTGAGAGCATGACGGACTATGATTTTGCACACCTGTTATTCTCGGACGGTGATGTGGAACAATCCATCAGTTTAGACCGACAGCTTAACATCATACAGGTGGCTGACCTTGTATTGCCAGACAAGGACACAAAATTTGAAGAATATACCACAATGGAGCTGCTTTCCGTGGCAATGCTTATCGTTATCAGTACCTTTGCCTTAGATTTTATCCATTCGGATAGGAGCATTTTCAAGATGGTGGATTTGGACGAAGCGTGGACGTTCTTGCAGGTAGCACAGGGAAAAGCACTCTCTAACAAGCTGATTCGTGCTGGTCGTTCCATGAATGCCGCTGTGTACTTTGTGACACAAAACTCTGGTGATGTGGACGACGAAAAGATGAAGAACAATATCGGCTTGAAGTTTGCCTTTCGTAGCACAGATATAAAAGAAATCAAAAATACCCTTGAATTTTTCGGTGTGGATAAGGAGGACGAGGGCAACCAGAAGCGATTAAGGGATTTGGAAAACGGGCAATGCCTGTTTCAAGATTTATACGGGCGTGTGGGCGTTATCCAGATTCACCCTGTATTCGCTGACCTGTTCCATGCCTTTGATACCAGACCGCCAGTGCAGACGGAAGAAATGAGGTGAAGCCTATGGACAAGAGAAAAATAGTCCGTTATCTGCTTATCACGCTTTCGGTGATTCTTGGTGTGCTGGTATTTTTATCTATCACGGGTACGGTAGCTCATGCGGCTGGTCTGGTAGACAATACGGTGAGTGACGCTAACACCTATTCTAAATATCCGCTGGAAAACTACCAGCTTGATTTCTATGTGGATTCAAGTTGGGATTGGTTACCGTGGAACTGGCTTGACGGTATCGGCAAAAGTATTCAGTACGGACTATATGCCATCACAAACTTTGTCTGGACGGTGAGCTTATACATTTCCAATGCGACGGGATATGTGGTACAGGAAGCCTACAAGCTGGACTTTATCTCTGATACCGCAAGCTCTATCGGAAAGAACATTCAGACGTTGGCTGGTGTCACTTCCAGCGGTTTTTCCAGCGAGGGGTTCTATGTGGGATTCCTGCTTATCCTTATTCTGGTAATGGGTATCTATGTGGCATACACAGGACTTATCAAGAGGGAAACCACAAAAGCAGTTCATGCGGTGATTAACTTTCTTGTGGTATTCCTGTTATCCGCTTCTTTTATTGCCTATGCCCCAAATTATATCAGTAAAATCAATGACTTTTCCGCTGATATAAGCAGCTCGGCGTTATCGCTTGGCACAAAGATTGTGCTGCCCGATTCCAACAGTAAAGGAAAAGACAGTGTGGATTTGATAAGGGACGGTCTGTTTTCCATACAGGTGAAACAACCGTGGCTGCTCTTACAGTATGGGGAATCGGATATAGAAACACTCGGTTCTGACCGTGTGGAAAGCCTGTTATCGGCAAGTCCAGATACGGACGATAGAGAAGATATAGTGATTGAGGAAATCGAAAATAAGGACAATGACAATCTAAGTGTCACAAAGACCATGACACGTTTAGGTATGGAGGTGTTCCTGTTCATCTTCAATATCGGTATCTCGGTTTTTGTATTCCTGCTTACGGGCATGATGATTTTCTCGCAGGTGCTATTTATCATTTACGCTATGTTCCTGCCAATCAGTTTTATCCTGTCTATGATTCCGACATATGAGGGCATGTCAAAAAAGGCTCTTACGAAGCTGTTCAATACCATTATGATGAGGGCAGGAATCACGCTGATTATTACGACGGCTTTCAGCATATCCACTATGTTTTATTCCATTTCTTCTGGCTATCCGTTCTTTATGATTGCTTTTTTACAGATAGTCACCTTTGCAGGAATCTACTTTAAACTGGGTGATTTGATGACAATGTTCAGTCTGCAATCTTCCGACACACAGCAGGTCAGCAGACGAATCATGCGACGACCTTATATGTTCCTTAACCGTAGGGCAAGACGCTTGGAGCGTAAAATCGGAAGGACGGTTGCGGCTGGTGCTGCTGGCGGTGTCGCTGGTGCGGCGGCTGCTTCTGCTTCTACGAAAAAAGCAGATAATACAAAATCGGCAGGCAGCGGTCATACCAGACCAAACAATACGCCATCTTCCCATAGTGGAGGTAACGGAAAGCCGCCAGCTCTGCCAATGAATCAGAAGCCGCTTGCATTACCCGATAAGCAGAACAACGATTCTTCGCAATCGACAGTACATAGCAGCTCTGCAAGCCAGACGCAGGAAACGAAGTCCGCTTCTAAGCGTGGTATCGTGGATAAAAAAGCGGTATCGAAACAACCGCAATCAGAAAAACAGAATCCGCAGCGTCCGATAGTGGATAAGACACAGAAGAAACAGGAAACACAGGATAAGGAGCGACAGGACAATGGATCAGCGACAAAAGCTGGTACAGCGAAAGGAACTGCCCCATTGCATGAGCGACCAGTAACAACGCCTGTATCTGCGAAAGCAGCTCCACAGTCGGCAGGTTCTAAAGAAGAACAGAATATCAAAGAACGCCCTACTACTGTTAAGAGGGAGCAATCACAATCTGCTAGAGCAAAAGAGCCTGTCACAAAGCAACAGGAAGTAAGGACGCAGGTTGCCAGAGAATCTTCTTCTCCAGCAGCTACACCAAAACATTCGGGAACTGTGACAGATATGCCCCGTCAGACAGTCAAACATCAAAAGCAGACAAAGACCGTACAGAAAAAGGCCACAAACCCGTCAACCATGAAGAAAACGACCAGCAGGAAAGGCGGTAAGAAATGAAGCTAAGACACTTCGCTGTGTTCGGTGGGATTTTCACAGTGATTATCTGTCTGCTTCTGTTCCTGTTTATCGTGACCGCAGATGATGAAGAAAGTGGCTCTTCCAGCTTGGATTTTTCTGGACTGAACCTGTCAGCAGAAGTCTTGAAACATCAGCCTACGGTAGAAAAATACACAAAGGAATACGGGATTTCTGACTATGTGAATTACCTGCTTGCGATTATGCAGGTGGAATCCGGCGGCACTGGCACGACAGACGTTATGCAAGCCAGTGAATCACTTGGTCTACCGCTTAATTCCTTGTCTGTGGAGGATTCCATCAAACAAGGGTGTAAATACTTCTCGGAGCTTTTGAAATCCGCAGAAGCGAAAGGCTGTGACATCAACACAGTGGTACAGTCCTATAACTATGGCGGCGGCTTCATTGATTACGTTTCCAGTCATGGGAAAAAGTATACCTTTGAGCTGGCGGTCAGTTTCGCAAAGGACAAGTCCGGCGGTGTCAAAGTCACCTATAAGAATGAGATTGCCATAAAAGAAAATGGCGGCTGGCGTTACAGGTACGGGAATATGTTCTATGTAAAATTAGTCAGCCAGTATTTGGCTGTGCCTAGTTTCAGTGACGCTACCGCACAGGCAATCTTCAATGAAGCGTTGAAGTATCAAAGCTGGAAGTATGTGTATGGCGGTAGCAATCCCAACACTTCTTTTGACTGTTCGGGATTGGTTCAGTGGTGCTACGGAAAGGCTGGTATCAGCTTACCCCGTACCGCACAGGCACAGTATGACGCTACGCAGCACATACCGCTGTCACAGGCAAAAGCTGGTGATTTGGTATTCTTCCACTCAACCTATAACGCTGGAACATACGTCACTCATGTAGGAATCTATGCTGGAAACAACAGAATGTATCATGCTGGCGACCCTATCGGATATGCAGATTTAACAAGCTCGTACTGGCAGCAACACTTGATTGGTGCCGGACGAGTGAAAACCAATTAGAAAGGAATGGTGCTATGCTATTTAAGAAAAAGGATAAGGAATCAAAACCAAAAAAGGAAAAGAAAGTGCCTGTGATGAAAGTTGGCACGCATAAGAAAACCGTGATTGCCTTATGGCTGGTGCTGATTGCCAGTGTCAGCTTTGGGGTGTATAAGAATTTCACCGCCATTGATATGCACACGGTACATGAGAAAGAAGTCATTGAGCAGCGTATTGTTGATACCAACAAGATAGAGAATTTCGTCAAGGCATTTGCGAAGTCCTACTATTCTTGGAGCAACACGCAGGAATCCATTGAGAAACGAACCGCAGCCATCAACCAATATCTGACAAAGAGCTTACAGGATTTGAATGTTGATACCGTCCGTATGGATATACCTACAAGCTCTACGGTAACAGACGTTAAGATTTGGGAGGTTGAAGCGGCTGGAATGAACGACTTTACCGTTGTCTACTCGGTAGATCAAACGGTAACGGAGGGAGAAACTACTATCGGCTACACTTCCGCTTATATAGTGGTAGTTCATGTAGATGGTGACGGAAATCTGGTTATTACACAGAATCCGACCATCAGCAGCATACCAACAAAATCCGGCTATGAACCAAAAACAAAAGAATCGGACGGAACAGTGGACGCTGCCACTACGGAGGAAGTTACAGAGTTCTTGGAAACATTCTTCAAGCTATACCCTACCGCAACAGAAAAGGAGCTTGCCTACTATGTATCGGGGAATGTGCTGGAACCTGTGAATTGTGAGTATGTGTTCTCGGAGCTGGTAAATCCTATCTTTACACAAGATGGTGAACAGGTGAAAGTGTCCGTATCAGTGAAATATCTCGACCAGAGGACAAAGGCAACACAGATTTCACAGTTTGATTTGACACTGGAAAAAGATAGTAACTGGAAGATTGTAAAATAATGAAGATGGGGAATGGACATTAAAAACCGTTCCCCTTTAATCATTTTCATTCACGTTTAATTTTTTTAACTGCTATTGCTTATTATGCTACAAAAAATGCCATTCTTAATTTGGAAGATTAGTTCCAGAAAAATCAGAAAGAATATTGACATATAAGTGATGTGTGTATATAATGTGCATGTATAAACATCACACTAAAGGAGGAAAGATATTTGAAGATAGTAATATCTAATACATCTGAAAATCCTCTTTACCAGCAAATCAAAGACCAAATAAAAGACGCTATCTTAAGAGAGGAATTAGTGGAGGGCGACGCCCTTCCGTCTATCCGTTCCTTTGCAAATGATTTAAAAGTCAGCGTCCTAACAATACGGAGGGTATATGATGAATTGGAAAAAGAGGGATTTATTACAAGTCAAGTCGGTATCGGGACTTTTGTTTCTACAAGTAATATTGAATTATTAAGGGAGTCCAAACGGCGACTTGTAGAGAAAAAAATGCTTGATATGATACAGACAGCTAAATCACTAAATATCAGCAAAGAGGAATTAAATGCCATGATGGACATTCTATACGAGGAGGAAAACTGAATGGACAATATTTTAGAAGTATCTGGAATCAATAAAAGTTACGATGATTTTTCCTTGAAGGACATCTCATTCTATTTACCAGAGGGATGTATCACTGGATTTGTGGGAATTAACGGGGCAGGTAAGACAACCACTCTACGAAGTATTTTAGGGCTTACCAACAATGTGTCGGGGAAAATAAATTTTTTTGGTATGGACATAAAGGGAAATGAAAGCGAAATAAAAGACCGTATCGGTATTGTGCTTGATGATGGTTGTTTTTATGATGAATTAACCATTTCAGAAATGAAAAGCATCATAGCACCTGCCTATAAAAACTGGTGTGAACAAGATTTTATTGATTACTTAGAACGTTTCGAGCTTAACCCAAAGCAAAAAATCAATACACTGTCGAAAGGTATGCGTATGAAATATGCTTTGGCATTATCTCTTTCACATAAAGCGGAGCTACTTATTATGGACGAACCGACAAGCGGACTTGACCCACTGGTACGAAGCCAGCTTTTGGATATATTAAAAGATTATATGAACAAAGATGGAAAAGGTGTATTTTTTTCTACGCATATTACCTCTGATTTAGACAAAATTGCAGATATGCTGATTATGATTGATAGTGGGCAGATTGTTTTTCAAGAAGAAAAAGACCAGTTGCTTGACAGCTATCGAATTATAAAAGGAAGTGCAGAGAAACTGAATTCAGATACACGAAAGATGTTTCTTTGCACAGAAGAAAGTGCATTTAATTTTACGGGAATTACAAAACAGGCTTCTGTTGTTATGGAATGTATGCAGGATGTTCTTATAGAACGACCAACGATTGAAGACATTATGCTTGCGAATGTGGAAAGGAGAAAAAAGAATGTTATTTAGCTTAGTAAAAAAAGATTTTCTAATTGTAAAGAAATATGTGGGTATTATGCTTATTGTATCCTTTTTAATTCCGCCTATTATGCTTTGGCGTACACCTGAAGCGGCTGGAGATATGGGTTTCACACTTACTATTATTTTCAGTATTTTCATGTTGACACAATATGTTTCCTTAAAGGAACATCAATATCCGAAAGCCGCTACTCTGCTTTGTGCAACGCCATATCCCCGTAGGCTGATTGTACTTTCAAAATATTTATTTTGTCTGGTTATTTATGCGGTATGCTGTTTGATTTTTGGGATTGACACACTTCTTTTCCCAAAACTTGGAACGTTTGATATTAGGATGGCGGTTATCATTTTTTTTACGGTCACTGTATTTTTATCTGTTTATTTTCCTGCTTTATATAAACTGGGATATGAAAAAACAAAATTTTTCTTTGTCTTAGTTATTATGGCATCCCCTATTTTGTTTGCAGCTCTGTTTAAACCAGAAAATAAGATGAAGTTTGATTTCTTAAATACGGTTTCCACAACAATGCTCATTATTTTTGGTATTGTAATTAGTCTTATCATTTTTTCAATATCCGCTATTCTGTCAATTAAGTTTTTTGAAAAGAGCGATTTGGCATAGGAGGTATCGTATGGAACATGATGTAATTATTTTGTATTTGATAGCAGGAGTATCGTTTACTTTCGCCTTGTTTAATTGTATTTTGTTTGCCTTGAAACATGGAAAGACAATGAAAACAGATGGAATGATTGTTTCAATAAAGTCTACAAACCCGACAAACGAAAAATGGCGTAATGCAAAACTGGCAGAGGTTTCCTATCTGGTAAATGGCAAGCGGATTGTGTCAAAAAATCGCATACAGGTTTCTCTTACCTCCGAGATAGGAACGCATATTCCTATCCGATATGACCGAAACCAGCCAGACAAAATATACAGTTATTCAGTAAAACGAATTATTATAGGATTTTTAATTGGTGTAGGTAGCATACTTATAGCTGTGTTTATGCAAATTCATTAGAGAAAGGGGATATAGGATATGCCACATTTTCCAGAATGGTTTATAGTCATTTGTGTGTTGTTCCCTATTGCCAATTTGATTTATAAGGCATGGAAAAACAGAAAGAAATAGCAAAGTGGAGGTAATGATGAAAAAAACGGAATGGATACGCTGCCCTGTTTGTGGCAACAAAACCCGTGACAGAATTAGAGAAGATACGGTTTTAAAAAATTACCCGCTCTATTGTCCGAAATGTAAACAGGAAACCTTAATAGAAGCCAAAAATCTACAAATAATAGTAATCAAAGAGCCAGACGCACAGACGCAGAGCCGATAACACCAAGAATAGTTTTATCTTGGGTTATCGGCTTATTTTATTGGAAAGCTAAAAAGCATAGGATTACTCCTCCACTTCCTTAGACTTGATAATTCCGTCAGCGACACTTTCCATGATAATTAAATCCTTATCGGAAAGGTTGTCAAGTTGTTTTTCCAACTGTCGTCTTCTGGTGCTTTTATCCAGATCAGACGCAGGCAGGAAAAATTCATCAACGGAAATATTAAGTAATGATACAAGGTCATAGAACACCTGTAAACTTGGGTGCTGCCCTTTGTTTTCAATATTTGTCAAATAGCGTGGGTCAATTTCAATCATAGCTCCCACCTGTTCACGAGTAAGACCTTGTTTTTTACGAGCTTCTTTGATGGCAAGACCAAAGGCTCTGAAATCATACTTATCTTCTTTTTTACGCATATTTAATCACCTCACTACATTTTACTGTTCCTGTTGATTTTCTAACAGGTATAGAAAAACGTATAGTAAGGTTTATCAGTTCCTATTATGCGTAAATCAATTAAAAAGTGCTGCATAGCGGCAAATAAAAAAACCGCTATCAACAGTACCGTTTTTGCGTGTCACAAAATACCTTTTTCCAGATGGCGGTTGAAAAGCCGCCTTTTTCTTTTCCCATCAATAGAAAAACAACATAATGGTTTTGGGTTAGCGGCTTTGGGAGGTAGCCGCATTGAAAGACCTGTATAATCGACAATCTTCAATATATCCGTTATTGTCAAAAAAATCCTAGCTTTCACAGCGGCACAATATACCCTTGAATATGGTTTTTCACGTTACATAACAGGAACAATTTTAAAAGCACAAGAACAGCATTTCTTATATGCCCTTGTGCTTTTTTGCTACTTTAAAAAATTTTTTGATTTTTTTCTGATTCGGGTTACAAATCGCCCCTCCGTGTTGAGTGTTAGTGCGGAAAGAGGTAAAAAGCCTTTTCGCTTTAGCAACTTCAACTTGAAAGGAGGTGAGATTATGAAACCTTCTTCATTTGAGAACGCTATAAGACTTCAATTTGACTGTCTGGCTCGTAAGGTGATTGGCAGAACTGTAAAGAACTACAACAAAGAACTTGCCAGACGTGCAAAGCATGAAATATCTTTCTGTGAAATACCAGAGCTGGAATTAAACCAGTTGGGTGTATCGGACGAATACCCGATTGAATTTACTTCCTTTGATGTGTTTGGTACAGAAGTTCGTGTCTATGATGAGAAATTATGTGAAGCAATCAAAAAATTAAGCGAAAGACGACGCAATGTTGTGTTGATGTTCTATTTTCTGGAATTACCAGACGCAGAAATCGCAGAGATTTTGGATATTTCCAGAAACTCTGTTTATAGAAACAGAATGTGTTCACTAAAGCTCATTAGAGATATGTATGAGGAGGAATTATAACATGATGAAGTCTACAAAAAAGTGTCCTCTATTCTCCACAATCAGTTTAGCTGCTGATGGCGACGAAGTGGCAATAGAGAAAATATTAAATCACTATGACGCTTACATATCAAAAGCAAGTTTACGCCCGTTCTATGATGAACACGGAAATATGTATATTGTGGTCGACATGGAACTGAAAGGCAGAATCAGAGCTGCTCTTATTAAAGCAATTCTAGGTTTTGAAGTCAGAGTGAAATAAGCGAATATATACGGAGTGTTCTATCACCTCATTCCAGCTCCGTTTTACAAGTGTTCTTTGAAAAATGAATAAAGTAACCAGATACGTTTGATATACGGTGAGCCGACGGACTGGAACGCCATGACCCACGAAAGGAGGAATAAAGAAGCGAGCGACCATGCCAGTGATCCGTAAGCGACTGTTGGAAAAGTTGCTGCCATGACCTGTATATCAGAATAATGATACACCCGTATGACACGGTTCACCCATCAGAATGGGAATGGTGAAATTCCAGTGGAGCTTTCCAAAGCCATCTGATTACTTCTTATTTATAGACAAATTCTTTCATAATGTACAAGCATTTTTGCATACTTTGTAAATATATTGTAGTGAGGTGGTTCAATGGCAAATGACGCAAAGGTAGTTTGCAAGAATGTTTTTAAAAATTGTGATAAAGTGGCGTTTACAAAAGCATTTACTCTAAAATGGATAGAGTTGATAAATCAATATGAAAAAAATAAAGGAAAGGCAACTCCTGCCAGATGATAGACAAACTATCCTACAAGATGTTATAATAACATTATGTAGAGATAGTTTGTTTCGTCTTCTTTAAAAGGAGAACGAAGCATGATAGAATCAAAATCAAGAGTTGCTATTTATTGCCGCTTATCAGAGGAAGATAGAAACAAACAATCAGAAACAGACGACAGTAACAGTATTCAGAATCAAAAGTCAATGTTACTTCAATACTCATTAGAGCATGGTTGGGAAGTCTACAACATATACAGTGATGATGATTACACTGGTTCTGACAGACGACGACCAGAATTTAACAGGTTGTTGGAGGACGCAAAGAATCGCAAATTTGATATTGTCCTTTGTAAGACACAATCCAGATTTACCAGAGAACTAGAATTAGTGGAAAAATATATCCACGGTCTTTTTCCTATTTGGGGTATTCGCTTCATCAGTATTGTTGATAATGCAGATACAGCTAATAAGGGAAATAAGAAATCAAGACAGATTAACGGTCTGGTGAATGAGTGGTACTTGGAGGATATGTCAGAGAACATTAAAAGCGTTCTCACTGACAGAAGAAAGAACGGACACCATATCGGTGCTTTTGCCCTGTATGGTTACAAAAAAGACCCTGACGTGAAAGGGCATTTGATTATTGATGAAGAAGCTGCGGAAGTTGTCAGAGAAGTTTTTACACTGTTTTCACAGGGATATGGAAAGACCGCCATTGCCCGTATGTTGAATGACAGAGGAATACCAAACCCTACGGAATACAAACGACTTCATGGTTTGCGTTATAAGCAGCCTAAAACGAAAAACAGTACCCTATGGAAATATTTTGCCATATCAGATATGTTGGTAAATGAAATCTATATCGGGAATATGGTTCAAGGGAAATATGGCAGCGTTTCTTATAAGACAAAGCAAAACAAACCCAGACCAAAAGACGAGTGGTACAGAGTTGAGAGTACACATGAGCCGATTATTGACCGTGAGTTATGGGATAGGGTTCAAGCATTGGTAGCTCAAAAGGCAAAACCTTTCACAGTTGGCACAATCGGCTTATTTGCCAGAAAAGCTCGCTGTATGAATTGTGGTTATACAATGCGTTCGTCAAAGAATCGTGGTAAGCATTATTTACAATGTTCTAACCGCCATGTAGCAAAGGACGCTTGTATAGGTTCTTTCATTTCAGTAGACAAATTGGAAAAAGCTGTGATTGATGAACTTAATAAGTTATCCACAGAATATCTGGATAAAGATGAGCTTGAACAAAATGTGCAATTCAATAATGACCTGCGAGGTCAAAAAGAAGCTATGGAAACGGAGATTGCTGCTTATCAAAAAAAGATTGCGGAATACACAAAAGGAATCCGTGAACTATATTTAGATAAGGTAAAAGGTATTCTTTCCGAACTTGATTACTTGGATTTATCTAAAGACTTCTCAACACAAAAAGAAAGGCTCGAAAAACTGGTAATTGATACGCAGAAACAGCTTGATGTTATTGAAAGAAAAATGCTGATTGGCGATAACAGACGACAGTTAATCGAGCAATATACAAATCTTGAACACTTAGACAGGGAAACGGTTGAAAAGCTGATTGATTATGTATTGGTCGGTAAGAAAGACCCTGTAACTAAGGAAATACCTATTGAAATACATTGGAATTTCTAAAGTTCTCATATCTGGCAGCTAGTATGCCAGATTATCGGGAACTATCTTTTAAAACCTCAATGTTGTCTTTACACAATCGCACCATCTGCTGCCCATTCCTCTGGTTCGGATTGCGCCGGCGCAATTTCTGGTTCTTTCTCTACGATTTTGTTGGTGTCAATATTTTCATGTTCTGGTGGCTGTTCGGATTCCGTTTTGGGTTCGTTTTCTTTCTGATCAGCTGGTTCTCCTGCAGATTTTGGCATATATTCCGGGTGATTTATGATGTTGTCCTGTCCTGGAATCTGAGGTTCTGGTTCTGAAAGTGCTGTTTCTTGACTTTTTTCTACATTTTTTGGTTCTGTTTTAGGTTCTTCTGATAGCTGTTCCTGCACTGTATTTACTCTGCTATCCTCTTCTTTTATATCAACTGCTGTTTTTTGACTTTTATCCACAGAGTTTTCCACTCTTTCCACAGGTTCCGGCTGTTGCGCCGGCGCAATTCCAGATTCAGGACGAACACTGTGTTCGGGTGCTGGCTTTGGAGTCAGTTTCGGAACTGGTTTTGGAGTCTCTTTTGGTATTGGAGCAGGAGTTTCCTCTGGGATCCCGAAGTAATTCTCATATGTTCTGGCTCCTGCTGCCGCCTCTGCAAATATTTCCTGTACGTATGTAAAGAACTGTTCCCAGGAAATGTTCTTCATCTCTCCATTGAAGATCTTTACCGTGATATCTTCCTGATGAAACATCAAGAACACGGTTCCTTTTCGATAGCTCATGCTGTCACCGGGGTTGATGATCTGGGACATTTCTTTGATGTTTCCGGTCTGATAGGCTTCACTGGCATAAAGAGTATTGAGAACACCTTGTTTTTCTCGGAAGAATTCCTGGATTGTGGCGCGGAGCTTGTCCTCGGTGCTCTGGGCTGACTTCCAGTCTAAGAGATTCATGGGGTTGTTCTCGTTTTCCTTGTTGAAGTCTTTTAACTCTCGGATGTCTTCTCTCTTATCCGTTGGTTTGAATATCTGCTGGTCCTCTTCCGGAAGCTGGAGCATTTCTACCAGTTTGTTGAACTCGAAGTCTTTATATTGCTCCTGCAGTTCTGGGGTATCGCCTGGGACAGAATACTTCTCATAAACTTTCATGAAACGACTGACTCCGGATGCATTCATGCCGTATTCTGCTTTGGCAAATTCTGCGATCGTGTTATAGCCATCGTGTTTATAGGCTTCTGACTTGTTGATTCTGGTCAGCTGCCAGCCAATCCGCACGAAGCTCTTTACGATTCCGCCCAATTCCTGTTTAATCTCGTTTTTGCTCTGGATGTAATCATCCATGCTTAACTGCATATATTCCATAGTGTCCTCCTTATGCTATGTTGGCTCTTATCCTCTGTTCTTTTTCCAAGAATAAAAACCGGGTGTATTTTTCTAGCCAGCTTTCGATTCTTTTTTTATCAGGTTTTGTGTCCCTGATGCCGTACCATTGCAGGATATTCGTTCCCTGTATCTCAACTGTGATATACGGAGTTTCCGGGTTCTGTTTTGTCCGTAGGAAGAGAATGGTTGTTTTACCTGTGTTATGTTTCTCCAGATAGTTGTTTCCACCCACGCAATGGTGTAGGAACCTTCCTTCTGTTACAATCTCTTCTGCAGATCTGGCAGGACGGATCAGGAATGTTTCATCTTCGTAAAAATACGTATTTCTGAGTTTTCTGTAGTTTTTGCGAATGTCCGGATATCTTTCTGCCACTTCCCTCTCCCTTTTTTTCTGTTCTTCCGTACGTGTTTCCAGTACCATCTGGTCGTGTGCCTGTTGTAGGTTTCTTGGGAACAGGAATATCTGATTGTGCAAATCATATCCCCTCTGTAATCTCATATGTATATAGTCTGCATAGAGCTGCGCCGTGGTTCGGAAGACATCTGCTGCCCTGCCGCATAGTTCACCTTCCAGGGTCTTTGGTATACTTACACCTGAATAGTTTTCTATCTTATGCATTAATTTTGTGACTGTTGTATAATCCAGGATTTCCGTAATGTCTGTTGTAGCGCTCGTGTACTCTCTGATGAATACGCTCTCCTGTTCCGTTAATCTCAGTGAATTTCGCCTTTCAAATTGCCACACTTTTAAATATGCTATATCGCCTTGAACGGTGATTAAATCTTTCAGGCGTTCTTTTCGTATTCCCAGAAAATCTTCAGGTCTGGCCGCTGCCCGGTCCGCTATGATTCCAAGTTCACATTTTGTCATGAATTCCACAATCCTGTATAATCCCATCTTTGAAAGCATCTCCATCTGTGGATATTGCATATATCGTGTGAGGTATTGTTCTAAATTGCAGGATGTTTTATAATTGACATATTCTTTCGCTCCGGAGTACTGAAGGAACGTATCTTTTAGCATCTCGAAGCTTTTTTCATATATTTTCGCTGGTTCGATTCTTATGTTGCGGTAGCCATCCAGATTGCAGTCATCCCAGAACTCACCGCTTATAGCTGAATATTTGTGGTAATCTGTCTGCGGTCTTTTTCCCTTTTCAAAGTACGTTCTTGTAAGTTCCGTAATGGAAATTCTTTCTTTCGCCCCTGTCATGATTTCACAGATTCCTTCCAGTGCTAAATCTAAGGAGTATATCTTGTCCACATTTATATATCTGACTACGACGCCTGTCTCTTTGTAGGGTTGTGCCACAAAGCACTTTGAATTGAGCATATATGGACCTTTTACAGTCCCGCTTGTTTTATATGTTCCTTTTGTATTGCAATACGGGCAGTATCCTGTGGTGTTGGCACGCGGTACCGGTATAATCTTTTCAAATTGGCTTTCAAATCCTTCTGTCGGTTTTGTCGCTGTCGTAGTAACATGTCCGCAGGCAGAGCAAGCAATATCTACATATCTTCCGTGCCGTTTATAATACATAAAGTGTTCTTTCTTAAACAAGGTTCTATCCGCCCATTTTTCCCAGATCTTCCGGAAGAGCGGGGGTATTCTGCTGCCGTTCCTGAAGGCGTATGCGTCTGTTATTGTTTCTTTTGTGCCAGCGTTCATTTTTAATGCGTCCGATCAGATTTTCCAGTGCGCCTGTCCAGGCATCGTACTCTTTCGTTTTGAGCCCATATCTTCCCCGGCAAAAATCCCAGATTGTGTCCACATCTCTATTCTGAATAAAATTCTTCGCCTCTATGTCCTTTTTGCAATGTCCCAGCTGTCTGTTTATCTCCTCCAAGCCTGCACTGGACCATGTTCCTTTTTCCGGATAATATAAGCCCCAGTCTGTGTCAGTAAATACCATTCTTATCCACGGAATTTCCCGTTCATTACGCTTATTCTTGTAGATTTCTATAAACAGGTGCGGGGAATTCTCGATCTCTTTGGTAAATACACTGACTATATTTGAGTACCTTTCTTTTTTTCTCCTGCTGCCTTTGAAGGGAATCCTCTCAATCGCTTTCTTTTTCATTTCCTGTTGTCTCCCAGATAATAGTCTCTGATCAGCTTCTTCGCGTTTGCCATGCCAGGAACACCGAAAGTTACTTTGCTTGCATTTATCCCTGCTACCTTTACGATTGAATCGCCTACTTTGATCTGGTTTTTAAAAGAATATGACAGTAGGACTGCTATGCACCCTTTAAGAGTCTTTCCTTTCTTTCGCACCTGATGGGCGATCATCTCATTTTCCATGCAGAGTCCTTTGATATATTCCACCCAGTCCAGCATAAGCTCTTTTGGTTTTAACTCTGCGCACTCCATGTCGATCTTGCCAATAGCGGCAGATGTGGCATCACAGAGAGCTGGGATCATTTCTTCCAGATACATTTCTACATAGTCATCTGAAATGCCATTTTCCTTTGCCAGCTCTTTTAAGCTGTCAATATCTCCTTCCTGTAGAAGATTGGCTGCCAGTTCATTGATTTCTTTGTACGAACTCATTTCTCCAAATTTCTCGAACATCATGTTCTCCTTTCGCGTTTTTATATTTGCATTTTGAATCGCACTGCATGGTTACTTAACAGCTTGTCCGCCTGCTGCCAGAGGTCTGCATTACGTAATTCCTTCTTGTCTTTTCTGGTCCATCTGTTTTCTTTCCATTCCGGAAGGCTGCGGTATCCGTTCTGAAGGTACCCACTGGTTGTGTGGATTGTGACCATGGATGGTCTATGTATTCTCTGCAAGGCATCCACCAGGCATTGAAGAGCCATTCGGTTTACTGTTGTGTTTTCTACATACGCTGATCCGCTGATAGGATTCCCAGGACCTTTAGGGAAATCCTTGCTGGCAATTATGTACAGGTATTTACCTTTCTTTACTTTTGCACCTTTTTCTCTGACAAGAATGGAAACATCTACTCTTGCCATCCTGGGTTCTCCCATCTTTAAATCCTCCTGTCTATCTTTACAAGTGTGTAATGACGGTATGCATATCCGGTGATCGGGTTGATTCCCATCCGTACAGAATCTTTGTCTATGTAATATCCTTTTGGTACTGCAGGATAGATCAGTTGCCTCTGCTTGTCCACCAGGCTCCGGCGTTTGACTTCTTTTCTCTTTGGGTCTTTTCTGATCAGGTTTCTGGATGGGTGGTAATCCTTTGCTTTTTCCGGTTCCCACTCCTTTTTAGGTGTTGCTATATAGTTTGCAAGTTTTCCGTCATTGACTTCGTATACGATTTCTGGGTATGCTTTCCCATACTTCCACAATCCTGCAATCATTTTGTCGGTGCGGTTGTCTTTATCTGAGGATTCTGCATTTACCAGAAAATGTATGTGGACAGCTCCTCTTTCTCCGATCTGAGGACGGTAGATGTATTTCAGTTCCCATTCTCTTTTTTTGTATTCCCTCCGGAGTTTCCGTATGAAGTCTGCCATGATCTTCATCATCTCTTCCCATCCCGGTCTTTCATCTTTTCTGAATGTCAGGGTGTACCAGTAATCCCCTGGTGAGAAATTCCATTTGATCAATCGGCGGAGGTCTCTTTCCTTTTTCCACTGGTTTCTTTTCTCTATATCTTTGGGGGTTGCCTTTTTCTTCTCCTGTCTCTTCTGTCCCCTGGCTCCATACCTCCCGGTATGCTTTTCCTCTATCTCCATGGTCTCTCCGCAATCCCATGTATCCCTTATGTATCCACACTTCATGTCTCACCTCAGGTCGTAAGTCTAATACTTCTAATCGAGTTTCTAAGAGGCTTTCCGCCCCCTGAAAAAGAGTTAAAAATATAGCAGGTTTTTCCTGCTTAAATCTTGACTTTCTGACACCTGGGTGTTATATTTTTTATAGGTTTTATTATCCAAGTGGCAGAAAGTCACCCCGGCTCATGTATTTGCATTACATGAGTCTTTTTTTATTCAATATGTTCGATCGGACCGTACAGGCATTCCATCTCTTTTGCTTTTCTGGTTGCTTCTTCCAGAGTGCCTATATAACTTGCAAGGTTTCCGGCTTTAAATCGAACAATACGGATGATTCTCTGTTCGTTTGAGGGAGTTTTTACGGACTTCTGAGTTTTTCTGGAAATTCGTTCTACTTCTCTCTTCCTCTCTTCTTCTGTCATTTCTACTCCCATTCTCTATTAATCTGGCTTACCGCCCAGTATGCGGATATCCCAAAGAGGACGTTTAACCAGATCGGAATATCTACGTACTTCCCTGCAAGGATGCAGAGGGCTATGATTATGTACTGTTTCATTTATTTCTCCTCTCGGATCATCTTCATAAATTCTTCATCGGGTAACTGTGCTTCTTTGTAAAGGATTCTCAGCTCCCGGAGGGTAAAGAACTCCGGGGCTTTGAGTCTGTTGCAATCTGTCGCATCACTGTATCCCATCAATTTACAGATCTGGGTTTTACTCTTTCCAGCTCTGAAAAAGTGATAAAATCTTTTTGCAGCTTCATTGAGTGGAGCATCGCGGTTTAATTTTACTTTTGGCATTGTTTGTTTCGCCTTCTTTCTGGGTATCTCCATTGACTTTTCCTCTTTGCTCTCCTATTCTGGTATTACAGGCATTGTGGTGCCTGATTTTACAGAAAGGAGTAAATAGTATCATGTATTGCTTTTCTAAAAACGAAAAAGATATATTGAAATTGGCTTACAATAACCTCTCGGAAAACAGTACACATAGAAACACATTTTTAATGAAAAATTCTGAATTCGCTGTGTATATCAATGCTCTCCGTTCATTGGCCAGAGAAGGTTATATTAAGCCTATTTCTGATAACTTTTTCGATTCTACACTTTCTTTGAAGTATGAGTATGATCTGACTTCAAAAGGCGAGTCTGTAGCGGAATCTTTAACTTAACAGTCAAAGCAGGCGTCTCTGCATCTCCTACTGATACAGAGACGCCCGAAAGATAAGGAGCCAGGTCCTTCCCTTCCATTTCTTTAATAAAATCAAGAAATGCTTCGCATTGTTTTATTTTCTTTGTCCACTCAGGTTCAAAGAACATTGCGTCCGATAATGTATCTTTATATTCTGGTTCGGTTTGTTTTTCCCATTTTGGAAACCATGCTGCTTCCATAACTGGATTACTTGACACTTCTCTCACCTCTTTCCGGATATCCCCATTGGCTTTTATTTGTGCTTCTCCTATTCTGATATTGTAAAAGCTCTGACTCGAAAACTATTGAATGTAATATTTTTTCGTGATAGAATCTTTTTTGAAAGGATGTGATCTATGTTTGAAAAAATATTTTAAAGACACAAGTAACCTCATCTCATTTGCATTGGGCGCAATAATGTCTTTTATATTTTTTATGTTCAATAAAGAGATGAAGGTGCCTATATGGGTTTTACTGATTGTTGTTTTCTTTCTCACAATTACCATTTGGCTTTTAGTGAAGTCTCGGATAGAATTAAAGGACTTGTCTCCCAATACTCACATTCAAATTATCGAATGTTCTCATAATGTATGTATTTGTAAACCTAACAATCTGATTTCTTATGCATCATGGGTTACTTTCTATCATTGTTCTGGAAATTATGAACATGTGATTGCTTATGGCAATGTTGAAACAATAACTCAAAGTGGTGCTATACAAATAAAAGTATTCGCCATT